TTAATATAGGTAATATTAAAATACTGTATTTATATATTGCTCTGTTTTGTTGATTATTTGAGGTTAGTATATTGCAAGTAGAATCCCGCTTTCCTCCCTGCAATTCCCCATGATTCCCCCCCTCATTCCCCACGATTCCCCATAGCCTAAATTTTAAGTTGTTGTTTTCATTGGGTTTATTTGTATGGGGAATTTTGTTTGTAATAGCGTGCGCACGCCTGAAAAAGAGCCTAAAACACTACTCATATAAGTAGTACTTTTTCCGTGATCACTCCCCTATGTATGCTCTCCCCTACTTCTAAGCTAACTAGTTAATATATATACATAATTAAGTAATATCCAATAGGGGAATCTTTGGGGATTTATAATGGGCAGCAGCTATGGGGAAGAAAAAGTCAAATTCCCCTACTTTTTCAAACACTTGTTTGAATTTGTGCTATCAACTTGAGTGTAGTGTATTGAATACAGTATTTTATCATCACTGATATATATATTTACTCGGTCGATTGTTATTGATTGCTATTGGTTGGTTGATTGGTCGATTGCTATTGATTGAATGATGATCGCCATCCTGGAGCACTATTGGAAATTGTTCCACGATATTGTTCCACGGCATGTTCCACGATTATGTTCCACGATAGCAATGGCCCCGCCAGGGGGGATTTTCAATCCTCAGTTAGGGGATGTCTACCCCAAGCGATTTTCCCAAAAAAAAAATAAAAAATAATAAAAAAAAGAACATAAGGGGAAATACATGGGGAAACACAGAGGAAGAGCACAGGAGCAGGACGAACAGCTTTAAAAAAACATCGCAGTGCTGTATAAATAGAAACAATAAATAAACAAACCATGCAGCAGCAAGCAGCGGAGGTTTTAAAAATTAAACATGAGTAGACTCCCGATAGATTACACAGACCTCGTTAAAAACCACCAAACAGTTTTTGACGAAGATGAACTTCTAGAAATAGAAATGAAAGGGGCGATATTAGAATTTGAGGAATGTTTAGACTTTCTGATGATCGACATTGATGATTTAACACCCGAAGCACTTCGTATTGCTAAGAAGGTTCATAAGCGTGGGCGCATGAAAGCTGTTTACGATGCGTACACCAAACTCAGTGGAAAACAGGGCGCGGAACTCTTGCTCAATAAACTAGCTACAACTTTTGCTACACCACCCGAAGATCAAGCTTCGCTTGGGCCATCGTTTGTTTTTAACGCTTTTGTTGATCCAGTTGTGCCAGAAAACTCAAATTCAGATTCAAGTTCAGACAAATGAACCAAGCTCAACCAACTCAAAACAATAATCCTAAGCCTACACCTGCGCCTACACCAGGCATAAGCTACCAAGCTTCTACCACCATGAAGGATTTTCACAAAAGTGATAAATTCGTCCGTGCGCTTATGGGTCCTATCGGCAGCGGAAAATCAGTTGCTTGCTGCATTGAAATGCTTCTAAAATCTTTCGCACAACTCCCCAACCAAGAAGGAATAAGAAAAACCCGATGGGTAATTGTTCGAAACACATATCGAGAACTCATCGATACAACCATGCAAACCTTCTTCGACTGGTTTCCAAAAAAACTCGGACTCTATCTAAACAAAGATATGAAGTTCAGTATTAAACTCCCAATGCCAGACGGGACAATAACCCAAATAGAATTCCTGTTCCGAGCACTCGATAAACCAGACGATATTAAAAAACTACTATCCCTAGAAGTAACAGGTGGTTGGATCAACGAAGCAAGAGAAATCCCAAAACAAATCATGGATATGCTCATAGGTAGATTAGGTAGATACCCAAATAAACGTGAAGGTGGCCCAACCTGGTACGGACTGATTATGGATACAAATCCACCCGATTCCGATCACTGGTGGTACAAACTCTTTGAAGTTACTCAACCTAATCTCTATGCATTATTCAAGCAACCTTCAGGTATCTCACCAGAAGCGGAAAATGTAGAAAACCTCCCTACTGGCTACTACACCAATATGCAGGAAGGAAAAGATAAAGAATGGATTAATGTTTATGTTCATGGACAGTACGGCTTCGTTCAAGATGGAAAGCCTGTCTTCCCTGAATATAAAGATGACGTTCACTACTCTGATGAAAACTACACTCCTACTTTTGATATTCCAATATATATTGGAATTGACTTTGGTCTTACTCCTGCTGCTACCTTCGCACAAAAAACCGCTTCAGGTAGATGGATTATATTTGACGAACTCGTTACAGAAGATATGGGCGCGAAAAACTTTGGTATGCTGCTCAACCAAAAAATAAATTCCGAATACCCTGGATTCACCTTTGAGATTTATGCCGACCCAGCAGGTGACCAAAGAGCGCAGACAGACGAAACAACTCCGTTTATGATTCTTGCTGCACAAGGTGTTGATGCCTGGCCAACCTATACTAACGATCCAATCATCCGCAGAGAAGCAGTAGCAGCCACTCTTACTCGAATGGATTTCTCTGGAAACACGGGCTTTCTTATTACACCCAAAGCACCTATGATTAGGAAAGCAATGGCAGGTGGATATAAATATAAACGAATGGCCGTATCTGGCCAGGAACGATATATGGACAAACCTGATAAGGGTAGATACTCCCACGTTGCAGATTCTCTACAGTATTTAATGGTTGGAGCAGGTGAAGGCGGAAATATCATCTCCAACGATAAATGGGCGAAAGAAAAGATTGATTACTCACTAACTAATAGAATGGTGGTTTAAATGGGAAACGATGTTGTTAATGCTCCTCAAGCATTATTGAAACTAAAGAAAAGAACTGGTGGTCTTCAGTATTGGATATCTCCTACTGAAGCTGGTCTTATTACAAGCGCAGTAGGTGGTGAAATTCCGCTATCTACTTCTATCTTAGTTCCAGGTCCAGCACCTGAAACCTCTTTCAGAGTTACGGCTGATTATACCGTTCCTCCTGGTGTTGGTTTCGAGATGACTCTTGCCGTAGATGGCGGAGCACCTGTTACTGTTGTTGGTATTGCCAGTGATAGAACGAGAACAGGCGAAGCGATTGCTCGATTCTGTGCTCTAATTGAAGAAGAAGCTGGAGTCGATGTGTCCTTCTCAGGCGGAGATAATATCTCTGAAACCGATCTCCATATTACAGCGAAAGGTCTGGATGTAGAAATCACCGCCTTTGGAACTGGTTTTCCTGATCCAGGTAACGTTGAGATTTTCAAAGCTGATGCTACTCAATCTATACAGGGCTATCTCAAATGTACTGGGTATTTCCAACCAGGTGACGTTGCTACTATTGATTGGACAAGTACTCCTTCTGGTCCATTCCAGACTAGCACTACCTTTACTGAGAGTGTAACTCCTGAGGAAGCAGCGGTTATATTAGCAAATAGTATTAATGGTAATCCATTAGTCTACGCTGATAACTTAGCTTCTGGATACCCTGACAGATTACGATTTTTCGCAGAAGTGCCTGAAACGGCTCTTAATTGTGATGCTGTAAATATAACTTAAAAGAGGAAACACATATTATGTCTACCACAGCGGAAGAAGCATTAAATATATTAAAGAGCAGGATCAACGTTAGCTATTATCTTAAGCCTGATGAGATGGCTGCAATTGACGCTGCTTGTTGTCCCAAGCCAAAAGCAGCACCTAAAAAGACTGTTGTTAAAAAGGCTGCTAAAAAAACTAGTGGCTAATGTAAAAAAAGCCTTAGAAGCTATTAGGTCGCTAACCCCACCTAATAGCTTTCTTGCGCCTGAAGCAAAAACAGCTTTGCACGAGTTGCGTATGAAACGAGCTACAGATACAGGTTATACAACAGATGCTTATCACGGCTCTACTCATGACATAAAAGAGTTTGGAGGACAACAGGACAATAGAGGTTGGTTTGGCGCGTCTAATTACTTTTCATCTTCAGCAGCAGACTCAAGCAAGCATTATGCTAGAGAAGGCCCTGACTTGGCTAATAAAATAGATTTTGCTGCTGAACAAATAGTTAATGATATGGTTGGCAGACCTTCAGCAGAGATAATGAAAAAATTCCCTGATGCGACCAAAGGTCAGGCTATTGCTATAGAAAACTACTCTAATGATGAGGCTATGAATGTTGCTCGTAAAACTGTAGCAAAAAAACTTAAAGGTACAACCGAAGGTGTTATGTACCCTGTTAAGTTAAACACAGGAAAGCAATTCGACTTAGCAGACAAAGACACGTTTCTCAATTTTGAAAGAGAGATTCCAAATTGGGAAGATTATCTTGATGAGGCTAGCGGTATAGACGAGTATACAGCCAGAGAGTTAGCATGGGATGATTCATACGCGAATGAGCCAACAGGTGAGTTGGCTAATTTTATTGAGTCAATAAACCTACAAGGGCGTGAACACGGGTTTAAGACTGATGAGCTTGAGGAATTACTAACCTCAACAGCAGACGGGTTGGATGGACTTCATGCTAGAGATATAGATGATATAATGAGAGGCACTGAATGGTACGCTGAAGATTACAATACAGGCGATTTTTTAAATAACGAGGTTTACAGGCAAGCCATAGAAGATGCAGGTTTTGACTCTATAAAACACAGTGGGGAAATATTTAAAGGTATGGATGTTGAGCCTGGCACTGTACATACAATAGTTTTCGACCCTAAAAACATACG